ATTATTCTCCTATTATAAATTTCCGTAAATACTTGTCCTTCTGCTAATGATATCACAAAATTTCCGCCGTTTCTTTTATACATTTCAAAAAAATTAGGAACAATCGAAGAATATATTGTTTCTCGTGAAAAAATTTTTAAATTTCTAAAAAAAGATCCAGCTGTTCTACGGGCATAATTTATTTCATATTCCGAAAATGTTTTGGCAGATTTGTATAACAAATTTCCAGAAACATGGCTGCCCATATAAACTCTTTCAGATAATATACTACCAGTTATTATATTATCAAAATAATTTCCATAATGAGCAAATGCTGACTCTAATTCAAATTGTGGCATTTTTTAACCTATTGTTTCGTGTATTGATATTGAAGTTAAATGTTGATTTAATGTATCATGATATTCTTGCAAATTTCCATTTTCCCCAACTCTTAGTAAACTTCCATAAAGAACAACTTTATGAATTCCCAATTCACTAAAACTTAAGTATGGACCACCATTTTGGTTTATGAAAGCCACGCCAAACTTGTTATAATTCCATATATCAGGTCCAGAAATGTTCCAACCAAATATTAATTCATCCGTTGGAAATAAAATATAAGGATTTTCTTTTGAATATTTTTCATTTACATATAATTCGTATTGTATGTCTCTATAAGAATACGGTTCACATTTTGTATATATTATTGGTATTTCCAATATATTTTTCCAATCTCTTTTTGAAATAAATCTAGTTTCAAATCCTGATCGTCCGTTAAAAGACCATTGTTCTCTATACGAACAGGCAAACAAATTATTATTATTAGTATTGTTTGGCCAACTATAATTTAAGCCAATTTCGATACCTTTACTATATGATAAAGGACTTTTAACAGTTCCTGAAGCAACAAATTGCCCTTCCCATTCTACATCTACAATTTTTTCTCTATGTTTAATAAAATTTTCACAAAAACTTTTATAATTCTGATCGATTGTCATAAGATTCGAATTAATACCGGCAAATTGTATCCATGTAACTAAATCTCTAACTGAATATGGTTGGGTATCTGTTATTAAAGAAGATGAAATAAAAGAATATGTATCAATATATGTAATATTATTTTTTGTATATGTATTTTCTATTGTTCCGGACATATAATATAAAGTATGAGAATTAAAAATTTTATCTTTAATCTTTTGAGAAATTCTGGTTTCGTTTAAAATAAAAAAAGTTGCCAATGAAATAATTGAATAAGTACTTCTCAATTTAAAAGAAGCACTTGTATAAAGTACAACTTTTTCAAGTAAAAAAGGTTCACTTATATAATCTTTAAGTGAAAATTTGGTGTCATAACTACCAGAATACTTTGGATGATATGGAAAACCAAAATTATCTATTGGATTTCCAAATAAGTATGAAGCGGAAACAAGCGGCAAAGGAATTCCATCACTTAGTCCAATTCCAAACCCAACAGCTTTTTCATCTAAAAATCTAAGCAAAGAATTTACTGAAGTATCCGCTTGATCAGGAGTTAATCCGGCATAATTTATTGGTTCAAGTGGAGATCCGACACCGGTCCACAATCTTGTTTTTTTATTAAAATATGCCATTGCATAACTGCTTCCGGAAGAAAAGTTAATTAAACCAAAACCATGATTTGCTGATGGCGTAAGATCTATTTCTATTTTTGTTTTATGCCATAAAGACTGTTGAAATCCTGGTCCTGTTACTGATAAATCACTTCCGGTTAGATAAAAAGAACCATTTGATTCCGATATTGAAGCTTCGCGCATTCCATCTAGAGCAGGATGTCCACTATCATTAAATGGTTGTAAATCTTGCCCCTTCCCAGGAATTTTTATTATCCATTTATCTCCATTTCCAAATTTCAAAGAGGCACTTGTTATATTTATTCCAGTTCTTATTTCGGAATTTAAATAATGACTTGACGAAGGAAGTCCAGTACCTACATTTAATCCACCATATTTTTTTTCATTTGAATAATAAAGTTCAGATATTTCTTGTGATGAAAGTTCTTTTTTAAAGAAAACAACATCTTTATAAACATTTTTATTACCAAAAATTGTAGAAATGGAAAAATTTGAATTTAAAAAACCTAAATCTGTTATTTTGTTTAAAACAAAAGTAGAGTTGGTTGAAGTAAATGAAGTCCATACTCCATTGTTTATATAATTTAACAATGTCAATTCGTTTCCATTTACGTATAATTTAACATTTGGATTATTTGGGTTTTGTATATTAGGAGAAAAAGTAACAATTATATGATTCCATGAAAGAGGATCAATACTGTTTGTTGAAATATAAGTTTTATATATTGGATCACCGGCTGTTCCAATATAAAAAATAATTTTATCTGTATCCGACAACATCAAATAAGCTTCAGGTTTATTATCGTCACCTTTATAAAATAAAGGTTGTGGAATTGAGTTATTAACAGATTTGAACCAACCACCAAATGAAAAACTGGTGTTATTACCTAAATCTAATTCATTATAATATTCTACATTTTCATCAAAAATAAAACTACCTATATTAAAAAACGCTAAACCATTGTTAGTTGGATATCGATCATAAGAAATATTTGGAATTTGCCCTAAAACTATTGAAACTGATCCAGATAAAAAACCATTATGTTTGGAACTTGCTAAATTTTTTGTAATTTGTCCAGATGTATTAATTTCTTCAAATCTCCACCAAATAACTAAACTATCGTTTAATTTAGGATCATAATTATGTGTATTTTGCGGAACAGTTTCTACTACACATTGATCATCGAAATAAATAGAATAATTTCCTCTTCTGTTATCACAAGAAGTTCGAGATTTTGTTGGTAAACTTCCTGTTACATTTTCTATTTCATTTAATCTTATGAAAGGAGGTAATCCTCTTAATCTAGAACCTTTTTCAATTCTTGACATATTTGTATATATTAATCTTATATTTTATTAATTCTAATATGTTAATATATTAAAATAGTTATTATTTTTTTGTTTAAGCAAAATATCAACTTCCCTTTAAACGATTGCGAAAGGATAAATTATCAGTACCGTATATTGATTGTTTTGGACCATAAACATCCGCGCCAGCTGATTTTGATTTTTTATTAGCTGGTAAAATTCCGTTGTCATCTTCTTTGAAAGATTTTAAATTTGAAACAACAGAATACATTGGATCTGTTGCTTGCAAACTAACGTATTTCATTTTAATTTTTTGTGTTTCATCATTAAATGGTGTAAAATTGGTGGTTGTATTTGGTATATATCCTGGTGTTTTTACTGAATTTTCTATTATTTCGCCAAAATGTTGTTCACCAAAATCATAAAATTTTCTCAAAACACCTTCTTGCGATATGTTGATAAATTGATTTATCAAATATGTTCCATTTGTATATGGATTATTTTGTCCACTATCTATAAAAGCTTTTATTTTTCTTGCAATACCATAAATTGGTTCATTTCCTTGTTTTCTAAATGGAATTGTAAAAGGTTCAATACTTGCCTCTTCCGCTTGTTGAGGGCCATCATTTAAAATTATTGGAAATGGATATGATGTGTTTTCCAATAAAAAATTTAAACTTTCAAAATTTCTTAAATTATCATTAAATTTTGATTCACCGAAAAATTTAGTGTAATCAGTAGTTTGACCATAAATTTGCAAATCTTTTTCATGACTTACAATTCCATTATGTTTAATATTCCCACCCCAAATTTTTGGTCCGTTTCCTTTAAAAAAATAATATACTCTTGTTATTTCAACTCCTTGACGATAAGAATCGATTTCTGATGTATTTATTCCACCACTTACTTGATTCAAAACATTTTCAACTAGTTTTGTTTCTTGAATATCATTAAATGGTTTAAAAAAAGTTTTTAATACCCAAAATGCCATTTTATTTTATCTACCTACTTTCCCTGTTAAAAATTGCAAAAAAATAGAATCTTTTTGTGAATTTCTTTTTGAATCCCCAAGATATTGTTCATAAAATTGATATTCAACTTTTGGTCTTTCAAGTAAATGACTTTGAACGACAAAATTAGTTCCAGAAAATTTAGTTTTTCTAGGAATAAGTTGTAACAAAAAATAACCTATATTTGTATCAAACCACTTATATAATTCATAAAAATTTTTTAAATTAATTTTATCTGATAAACGGTTAAAATAAATATTTCTAAGAATTTCTAAGCTTGGATAATCAGGTGAATATAAAAGTGCAGGATTTCCTATTGCATTATCAAATTCATCCAGTGTTGCAAAAATATTTATAATATCTTGATTCAAAGATTCAACTATTGAAAAATCAATAGAAAACTTCAAATTATCTATTGAAGTTTCAGATTTTAGAATTTCATATCTTGGAGCTGCTTCGGCATAGTAATTTTCATCATTTAATATATTGTTTAAATCCAAAAAACTTCTTACTCTAACTTTATTTTCTGTAGAACTTTCATCAAAATGAGGAGATAGAAAACTATAATAAAAAGTTTTTGGTATAATAACTTTTGTTAAAGGTGGGAAATTGTTTCCACTTAAATGAAAATTGTTTTGAGAAAAATCAAATATTTCAATTTTTCCGAAATTGTCAGTATCTGTATTTATTTGATCTGTAGAAGCGTCTATTCTCAATTTTTCAAATGAACCTGAAATTTTATTTTCAAAATTAAAATTTTTTTTGGGGTTTACTACACCAATAGATTTAAAATTTCTTATATGCTCTCTCCATTCAGATAACGTCAAATCTTTTGACCAAAATCTAATTTGTGATATTTTACCAGAAAAAGCTGTTATTCTTGATGAATCTGGGGCGTAAGTAGTATTGTTTAAACCTATAAAACTTGTCGAACTTCCCGAAAGAAAAGAACCAGAAGAACCAATTTCAAATGAAACACCATTTGAATTATATGAAGTTGTCAAGTTTGTAAAAACATTGTCTGATAAAGAACCAGCGTTATGTTCATCATAATATGATTCCAAAACATATTCTTCAACAACAGAACCAAAATTTTGTCTTGCAATTCTTAAAAAATAAGAAGAACTTAGTGAGGTAAGACCTATAGAATCACCTCTCTTTCTACCAAAAGATACTGCCCAAGTATCACCATCGAAAATATTAAGATTGCTAAAGGACATAGATAATGGAATTGCGTTTGGGCTTGTACTGGGGCGTAAATATAGAGTAATATTTCCATTGGTATTTGCTACCAAATTTAAAAATAAGCTTTTTCCATTGGAACCGGAACCAACAAATCTAACAAGACTTTGTTCGGAACTTATAGAACTAGAAGTCATTGTATACAAAGCTTCATAGGTCCAACTACCAGAAGTTAAAAGATTATCAGAAGCAACTGTTGTTCCTATATTAACACCTTTTGAATTTGTTAAAAAAGATCCTTTAGGTAAAGGATATCCAGGTTCTATTCTAGGGGATATCAATGGTGGAGAATAAATAAAACCACCTTTATCAAAGGTTAAAGTTGTACTTACTTCACTTCTTGATTCTCTTGACACTTTAAGAGATTTATGTGTTGGTCCACCATATTCTCTTATTCTGAAAAATGAATCTGGATCTATTCCTATAGCCCTTATGAAACTTTTTACTGAATGAACGGTTCCTTTACTTGTAATAAAATCTTGCATATTAACAAGAATTCTTCTCCAAATTTTATTTTGTATGTATTGAAGACTGTAATTTGAATTACTAAAATTTTCTTCTGGATTTTCAGAATTTATAAATTGTTCTATGCTTGATCCAACAAACAGTGGAGGTAATTCGATACCATGTTTTTTTGCTAAAAATTGCAAAAACTGATCAGGAACCGTGTCAGCACTATCATAATCAACATGAATTGTATTAGAGAAAGCATCCAAATACAATTTCATTTCATCAAAAAAAGTTGCCCAAGTGTAAAGTAACATTAATAAAATTTGAGTGCTGCCAAGTTTGGCACTATTATATTCTCCGTTGTTATTTTTAAGTTCTGAAACAATTGAACCTTCTATTGTTTCAAGTGAATCTTCAATTTTTCCTTCTTGAAAATAATGTTGAGGAATTAATTTTATAATTAAATTTGGATTTTGTTCATCGTAAATTGAAGCTGAAACTAGTAGTTGTTTTCGCAATGTTTCAATTGGTGGACAATCAGGCAAAAGTATTGGATTATAATAAGCGTTTTCATATATAACAGGACTTGTTCCAGCAATAGAAGAAGTTGGAATATTTCTTATTCCAAGATTTACCCCAAAAAGAGTCCCATGTAAATCTTTGCCTGATGAGTCAATTACAATAGGAGCATATGAACCAGAAGGTTCGTTAAATTTATAATATAACTTTAGTTCTTCTGTACTATAAACACTTTTAACCGAGAATTCTTTTCTTTTTGCTTCGCTTCTAATTTCATGCCAAAATCTCAACTCTTTCATTGCACCAGAAAGAGTTTCAGTCGGAATAAATAGATTAGTACCATTGAAACCACGTGAAAAAGCAGACCCAGAGCCAATATATAGATTTGCAGAATCAAAATTAAGTATTCCAATATCAATTTGAGAACTTTGAGAAACAAAAGTATTATTTAGATAATATTTTATTCTTAGTTCGGTTGGATTTCGATCCCAAACAAAAGCAATATGATTCCATTTTCCTTTTTCAATTGATCCACTTATATCCAACGAATAAGAACCAGAATTAATTGTCCAACCAATACAAGCATCATTTATTGATGTTGAACCGGAAAGATAAAAAGTAAATCCATGGTATCCATTTGTTGTTTTATTTAATTTTTGAAAAACAATTGAATTTCCGTTTTGTATTTTCGGCAAAAAAAGCCAAGTTTCAAACGTTATGGAGTTGTTTCCCGGGTTTAAAACTGATTTTCCAGTTGCTTTCTTTGTTGCTTGTGGATATATTGCACCTACTACATCTTTTACTTCAATATATGTGCCATCAACAGGATTTGTGCTTCTTGAAAGGAATAGATAACCTTGGTACTTTGGATATTTATCATAAACATATTTTTCAAAGCCAGATAAATTATCAAAAAATAGTTCATAATCTTTTTTTGTTCCGCCAATTGGAAATTTATTTAAAATTTTTTCAAATGCAACATTTACTTTTACCTGTGCGGAATTGAAAAAAGTATGATTTGAAAAATCACTCCAGTCAACTTCAAGTTGCTGTGTTGATTTTAGACCTGTTCCATACGGATCATATCGAAAAGATCCAGTATTGCCGATACTAGAATCACTAAAGCCAGAAATGTTTTCTAATTGTTGAGAAACTTTAAAAGATTCTCCATTTTTTATGTTTCTTATGATACTTGGAGTAAAAATTGTTGGTCTTAAATTTGCTAATTGTTTAATGTTTTTGTTTGACATTAATCTATTACCTTAAATCTAAATCCTTCATTTTGAATATAAAAATCTTTTCCGCCTTCATTTATTAGAAATTCAAATTCGTAATATTGTTCCGATGGTAAATCTTGCATATACATATCAAAATACATGCCATTTCCGTCACTACTTAGTCTTGTTGAGTCATCCTTATTGCCAAAAGGAATAACAACTTGTTTAGTGTTTGAATTTATCAATCTCCAATACATTTTTTTATATATTGTAGACACAAGATCGGCCGGTATTTTATAATATTTTATATCTAAATTATAATCTTGAATAAAAACTCTTAATCTAGCTGTTTCATTTTTATGATATATTTCTTTTAAATTAGTTATATTTATTATATAATTTCTTTCAAAAACATTAGATGGTTTAGATTTATTTTTCTTAACAGTAACATTAGAACCACTACTATATATTACAGTTCCATCAATAGATTTCCAAACAGTTGAAAAATCAATATTTTCTATCTTACCAGAACCATCCCAATTTGTTGAATTTACATAATTAAACCAATCATTAGAATTTGAATCAAAAAATACATTCGCATAATATGCACCGGTAAGATATTTTCCATTTATTTGCACTTGAGATCCAGTAAATGAAGCACTATAATAAATTTTAGATATAGTTAAATGATCTATACTCTTACTATGTGTTTGACTAAAGCTGCTTGACCATACAGTTAAATTTCTTGAAGCAAAAAGTTCCAAAATTAAACAATTTGAACCAGTAATTTCTTGACTTCCAGAAACAAAATTTTCATATGTTCCAAAATTACTATTATATATCGCAATTGTGTTTTGAGTATCAGTGTATAAATCTAATTGATTATCAATAAAAAAATCATTGTATTTTACAATTATTGCTGGTCGATCAAAAGGATTTCTTACATGTCTACTAGCAAATCTTTTTACAAAATACGTATATTTATCTGATTCTTGACTTTGTGTTAAAGCTATTCTAAATCCAAAATCCGGTAAAATTCCAGCCAAAGTTGCAGATACGATAGTTGTTACATCAACAAATAAGTCTTCGTCACCTCTAGAAAAAGTAAATGTTTTTTCTAATGAAGAAGTTATGCCGTTAATAACTCCATATGAATAATAGTCAATATTGGATTCACCTATTGATCCTGATTTATTCGCACCAGGATTTTCCCATAAAACAACACCAGAAGAAAAAGAAGAGGTAATCCAATTACAAGAATCTTTATCTTGATACCTAATTACATCAAATCCTCTACCTTCATCAAAATTTTTTGCAAGAGGATTAATTGAAATTGTAAAATTTGAAGGCACTGGTAAACCAGAATAAATATTTTTTAAAGACAAATAACATTTAAAACTAGGATCGTTTATATTTAAAATAGAACTTGTAAGATTTTGCAAAGTTGAAAAATCAAACTTAATTAAAATTCTTGTTTTTTCGTAAACTTCATTAAAACTAGGAAGATATGTTTCATTATATAATTTATAAAGATCAAGAGTACCAGCTTGTCCTACGTTTGAATAAATACTTCTTGAAGAATTAATTATTTTATCTGTTATATATGTATCTTTTATACAAGGAATAATTCTGTACATATCTATCTATTCTCTATTGTTAAATAGAATAGATAAAAAATACGATTCTACAATAAAATTTATTCATAATTTATATTGTTTACAAGCAAATTCCTGAAATGTCATATTCTGGATATCTTATTTCAAAGATGCCACCTGTTGGTGGAATTATTAAACCTTTAAAAATATTTGATGCTATATCATAGTTTACATTACTATAAACTCTGTCGTTTTTTATACCACAAATATTACTAAATGATACTTGTTCAACACCAATTATACCAACATTATTAAATATAATATTTCTTACTTCGGAAATATTGATAGGTTGATCAATATCAAAATTTTTAATATCAAAAAATTCCTTGAGTTTTGCGTTAATATTTTGTAAAATTAATTGTTTATTATATTCTGGATCAACTACAATTTGATATTGCAAAGAAATATTTACAATTCTTGCATCTAAAATATCAATTGCATCAGATATTAATCTATATTTATTTAAATAAGTGGATATATTTTTTTTAAGTGTGTCTGGAGTTACTGTTAATTTTTTTTCAGAATTTCTACTTATAACAAACAACAAACTAGAATTTGGATTATTTGGATTTGGAATAATCCTAGCACGAAAAACTCTGCCGAAATTTGAAGGTAAGGTATATAATCTTGCGAGTAAATCTTCGTTACTAACAATTCTTCTTTGAGAATTTTTGTAATTTGGAATTAAAAGTTTTAATTCTTCAAGTGTTGGAGCATCTTCACCACCGGAAGCATCAGATTCATTGGTTACCTTTACAGTTTGACGAACAAAAGAAGCAATTGAAGCTGTTGGATTGCCCGGAAAATCAAGTTTTAGGGTCTCTAAATTTCTTATAGTATTTTTTTCAACATTATGTGATAAACCACCACCATATCGATATTCAATAGTTATTGTTGAATTAGGAGCAATAATTCCAAGAGTTGAAGTTCTAAGTAAATTATTTGGATTTATTGAAACTCTGTTAAATGTTTTTTTTCCATATAATGGCAAAGCTAATTCACTTGGATCAGGAATAATATCGTTATCTGTTGTTTCAGCCGAGCCTCCACCAAAAGTTAATGTTGTAAATCTAGTATTTAGATCCATTCTTTTGAAGAATCTATATGGAACTGGTTTTATTCGAAGAACATCTTTAACTAAATCATTATCTGGTCCTTTGTTTGGAACAGCTTCAAAAACAGTATCCTCGGTTAAAAAATCAACTTCATAATATTTATTACCAAAGTTATCTGTGACATTAATAATTTCGGTTACATTTTCTTTTGAAAGAGTGTATCTTTTAAACGGTTCAAAACTACCAACATAAAAACTTTCAGTCGCTCTTTGTCCCGATATACAAACACCAGATTTACTAACTATAAATGTAATTGGATTATTATTTTCGTCAACATCACCAATTAAAACTTCAGCAGTCAATTCACCCGCTTTATTGGTTTCTGTAAAATCAACATTTTCAATTAATTCAAAAACAACACCAGAATCAGAAACGCAAGTTGTTCCTTCGAGGACAACAGGTAAAGCAGATGCAAGTGGAACTCTTGGTTCGGTAGATAAATTAGCGGGAACCTTAAATATAAAAGTAACATCTACAACGGCAGGGCTAGCTCCAACAATTGGAACACCAGCATCTCTTAAATGTCTTTCAATATTTCTTGGTTCAACTGCTGTTTCAGGGCTCGTTTCATGAAACTGATGGTCTAAATAAAAAGATTGAACATCCCCAATATAAGCTGCAAGATCAATAAAAAGACCTCCAATACCATTTGGAGTTAAATCTTTTATTTTATCTCCATAATAAATTCTTGCATATTGATTAAGATCGTTTACAAAACCTTCAAAATCTTTGTTTAGATATCGTCTTTCTTTAATAGTTTTTAGAAGTTGTTTTCTTGGATCTGCTACCATTTTATATTGTTCCCTATGTTATGTTACAAATAAGACAATTTCAATAGCTTTATTCGAAATATTTGCTTCGGGTACTGAGTAAGTAACTACAATTCCCATTTTTTGTATATTGTTATTAATGTCATATATTGGATATGATACATAATCATTAAGAACGACAAAAGGCATCCAATTAGAAACAGCGGTGTTTATTCTGACCATTGCTTCATCATCAAAATTTTCTTTACTTGTATATTCAACAACAAGTGGTTGTAAATTGGCTCCATAAAAATATCTTCCAAGTCTTTCTCCGTGGTTTGTTAATAATAAATTTTTCAAATTATCATGAATTTGATCAGCGACAGTATAATTCATTTCATAAAAACTATCACCGTTTTGACCAAAGTTTAAAGGTGTTTTAATACCAATTGGTGTTAAACTTTTCTCTACATTCTCTATTCTTCTAACATCGTATTGTTTATATCCAACATTCTTAAAACTAATCGCCATATTAATAATTAAAAAACTTTTTATTTTTATCTTCCCGTTGGTTGTGTTTTTCCTGGTTTTAAAGTTACTTCATAATTTTCGGATAACAATTCAAAAACTTCTTTTATTATTCTAGCTCTCATCTCATCTGGATTGCTCGTTTGCGTTTGTGTTGGTGTAGGAGCAGATACGCCAAGCATTGTTGAGACCGGTGTTATTATTGTACCTGGAATGCATGGTCCCATCGGACTTACAAAACAACCTGGTGATAAAAAAGAAACCAATAGCGGTTGTAAATATGCCTGTATTGCATTTGCCATATCTGAAGATATGGCTGCTGGACCACCAGAAGTTCTTGATAACGCATTATTAAGAGCAGTTTCCAGAATTTGTTTTGACATTTTTATTCTCCAAAAATTTTATTTGATTTACAAAGATTAATTTTATTTTCGGTTTGAGAAGAAAGATTATTTATTAAAGGAATTTTTTCGTTTGCAATATCTTGAATGATGCGTGCCGCTGCTGTAAGAGATGCTATTGGAGATGCCGGAACAGCCACGGCGCCGTTGAATGCTGTAAATAAAATTTGACTAATTTGCTGAATATGAGATTTTAATATATCAATTTGTTCTTGTAAATGTTTTATTGTTTTTTTATATTCTTGAAATTTAATATAAGGTTGATATGCTGATTCATTATCAATTACAGCTTTTCCAAGATATATTTTTTTACCTTCAAGTTGTAATTCCCCAGTTTCTTTTATATAGAAAAAACCTAAATCTTCATCTTTAGAACCTTCTTTAATAATAAGAACATCTCCATTTATATTAAGTTCTTGTGATTTTCTTGCGATAACCCTAATATGATCTGCTTTTTGAATTACATATGAATTCCCAATTGTATCACTAATTTGTTCTCTTTGCGTTTCAATTCTAAGTGTGTTATCAGGATAACTTGTTCCATTTTGATTGTGAACCAAATTAAAATTGGTATCACCCGCAGTATTCATTGATACATATATTCTAGCTGCATCATTTTTAAAGTTTGGATCGCCCTCTTTTGGATTCGCTCTTCTGTTTCTTAAATTTGGAGTCTTGTCTACTTCAAAAAAATTTCTTGTATTTTGAACCACAGGAGCTGATGTTTCTTTTTCAGCGGTAAAATTATTTTCATCAGGTCGCAAAATGACACGACCACGTCCTGCAACAATATCAATTGTTCCAGAATAATTTCTTCTTTCAATTTGATTATTTTCATCCCTATTGGCTGGACCTATTCTATCCTGTCCTAAAACAATTATAGTATTATTCATACCTTGAAGGACAAGTTCTTGAGGACGTTTCGTCCAGCGACTGACAACTTCAAAAGAATGCAGTTTACCTGCATTTGTTCCAAAAACTATTTTATCATAAGGGTTTATTCCAGGTTCTTCTTTGGAAGGTGGTAATGTAAAAGATTCTGGAGTTCCTCCTCCATTTGGAAATGATGGTCTTGGATTTTGCGTTCGGTTCCTAATTCTATTTCTTAATTCTGCAACGTTTTCTTGCGCCGGATTATTATGCGGATCATATCTTCGATCTCCATGCGTGTAATTTAAATCTTCTATTTGAAAACTTTCAAGATTTCTAGTTATCCATCTTCCAAGTTGAGCTCCTTGATATGAATAATCATCATAAATAACAATAATTTGCTCTCCAACTTGAATTGGTAACATAATATGGCTTTGAAAAAATGGAAAAACTATTGTTGGAGCACCATTTGTTAAATTTTGTTGGTTTGATGTTATTACAGCAACAACACTGTTTGCTGGCATAATATCAACGGCAAACGGATTATCAACTAAAGATTTTAATTCGTTCTTTTTTTCTTCTGTTAAACTTTTGACATCGTAAATAATGTCTATAACAACACCATAATGTAATAATGGTGCAGAAATATTCGTATCGATTCCTGGAAATTGATTTATTCTTCCGCCAACAAGAGTTCTAATAACGTTTGTCATTTTAAATATTTATTTGTTTTAAATTTTTTTTCACTTTTTTCGAAAATTTCATTTGGAGATAAAAATCCATCTTCAGATTTAATTTTGGCTTTATCAATAAGTACAGCCAATTTTAAAATTTGTTCATTAGCCTTTTCCATTCTTTCCATGTATTTTGCTATTGTTGCGCCATGTTTAAAATGTTTTTCTTCATCCCCATGAACTTTTATATACAAATCTGTCCAAACTAAATAAGCATTTTTACGATCTTCAATTGCATTGTCGTAAATTTGTTTCCATAATAGTTTTTGTTTTTCATCAACATCTTCAAGAGAGTCCAAAAGACTTGAAAAATTTAGAGTATCTTCATTTAGTTTTTTTTCTAATTCGTCGGTTGTTTTACAGTCAAAAACAATACTAATTTCATTTTCTTCTTGTTTGTTTTCCATTTTAGATCTCTTCCTCAAATTTAGCTATTTTATAATATTTTTTCAAGGCAGAGAGTGCCACACTTAGTTTTTTGGGAGATAACCTTGTAATTTCCCTTAAATAATTCATAATTGCTCTTTTGTTTGAAAAATCAAGATCATCTAAATTATTAAAAATAACTTCAATTGCTTTAATTGTAATTTTTTCATTTTCAGTTTTAACTTTTTCAGTTATTGTTTTTAATAATTGTTTAATTTCATTTCTATATTGTTCATTTGTTATTATTTCATCAGCAGAAGGAATTACGTTATAATTTTCTATAATTTCTAATTCATGATTTAAAAAGGAATCTTTATTGTCAATTGATAGAAAATTTTGCGTCATTTTAACGCTTTTCATTGCGTGCATAATGAGCCAACGCTTTGCAACAACATTAAAATAAGAAAATGCCTTTGAACCCTTTTCAGGTTTAAACTTTTCAATGATTTCATATAATTCAGAAACACAATGATTTTTTAAATCCTGTTTTGTTTCAAAAGAAACATGAAAACCATAAACATTTATTAAATTTTCAACAAGTGTTTCAAATGCTTCTTTTATTGATTCGGTATATATTTTCTTTTTTTTATCAACATCTGTCTCATTTGCAAAAGCAACAATTGCATTTTGTGTTTCTGATGTAAAATAGTTGGTAGAATGAACAGAATCTGATTTTCTTCTTGTTATTTTTTTACCAATAATCATTTTTATTCTTCCTCAATTATATATTTTTTCTTACTATGTTCTGTTAAAGTAAAAACAATTTTTGATAATGCCATTTCTGAAACCTTTAAATCTTCTTTGACTTCTTCAACTATTTTTTTTACACTCGGACTATCAAAAAACATTTGCATATTTAAAATATTATTGATCCCATCTCTAGTTCTTGAAACGATATCTAAAGCCTCCGAATATTTATCTTCTAAACTAAAAATAATTTTTGCCCATCTATATGCATGAAAAGATATAAAACAAGAATATGCAAACAATAAAAAACATAGAATAATTAAAAAAATCATGACTTAATAACCCTGTCAAATAATTTTGTATAGTGCTCAGATATTACGGAAAAAGAATATTTTTCTATTATTTTTTCTTTCAAATCCTTTGCCCATTCAATTGGTATTTTTTGATTGGAAACAAACTTAAGCATTTTTATTTTAGCATCTGTTTCTATTGGTTCTGCCCATTTTGATTCCTTTGGAAAAAGATCATCTACTCTCGTTGGATGAACTGTTTTTAAATCATAATTAATTTTAATAAATTTGCCTAAATTTAAAAATTCTGTGTGTGCAGACCAATTTGTCGCTATTATCGGCAAACCAGAAGCAGCTGCTTCTAATAATGGCAAACCAAATCCTTCACCTCTCGTTAAAGAAACAAGAGCTTTTATTTTTTTATTTCTATAAAGAGAAGCTATTTCAGAATTTGTCATGTTGCCATGTAATAAATAAAATTTAGGTCCTAAAACATTTGTTTTTGTTTCATAACAAAGTCTTTCTAATAAATTTCGTACTATAGCTTTGTCTAATTTTGTTTGTCTACTTGCATTTGTTTTAAAAACTATTCCGACATCTGGATTTCCAGAAAAAGCTTCTGACATCCATTTGAAAGTATAAAACAAATTTTTTCTGTCATTTTCGGGATTTTGACCAGTTAATTGACCAAAAACCAAAAAATTTATATTGGTTTCAAAATCAAGATCTAGTTCAGGTAAATCTTTTTCAAGAATTTCATCTGTAAAAGATTCGGGAATTACTATAATATCTGTTATTAGTTTTTTGTTTGTTTTTGATGCAGTATCTAAAAATGTTTTTTTTGTAAATTCAGAAGGAACAATAACAATATCCATTTTATTAATACAGTCAATCCATGATGGTTGACATATATCAGCTTCTATTCCAGCCGTAATTCCAATATTAAATGTTCCTAAATTTGGATTCCATTCATTTGGCAATTGTAATTGAATAGTAACATCATAAATTTGTTTTTGATTTAAACTTGCCTGTAGTATTTCTCCGATTAAACCGTTTTCTGCTGTTGTATCAGTAATCCACGGAGTGTTACCCCAATTTAATAATTCTGTTGTTATTTCAAAATTATATTTTTCAATATTGTTAAACAGCCATCTTGCGACTTGACGACTGTGAACGCCATATCCAGATAAAGTTAATAAAGGTGCTCTTAAAAGTATTTTCATTGTTTCCTCTTATTTTACTTTTGGTTTGTTTGTTTTTATTGAAGCAATAATATCTAAATCGTTTTTTATCTTTGGTTTATTTGTTTTCATTGAAATAATAGCGTCTAAATCAATTTTTGATTTTGTCTCTTCGACAGAAGGGGAAACTCTTGAAGTAACTTGTGTCATTGAAATATTTTGATTATTTTTTGACACAATATTAATTTTTTCAAATGACCATTGTCTATTTTTGTTTTCTTTAAAATTTGCAATACATTGACTTAAAGTAAAATCCCAATCTTTTATCATTTTATCAAATGAAAATTCAAAATCTGCATATTCAATTTCTTTTTTAGCTAATATTTCTTTTTCTTCAGGTGTCATTTCATATAATTTCATAAAAGCTTTTGTTAATTCTTCTTTGTTAACGTGATCGTCATAAATATATGGAACCAACTGACTACCAACAAGAGTCCTAACCGCTGGTTCGATTGCTACTCCATGAACAGTTCCATCTCTCCAGTCAACTACTTGTCGGGTTAATCCTCCAGTTTTTAATGCAATTATTGGTTTTCCAACCATTAAAGATATAAGAGTTGTCAATCCAAATCCTTCGGCTTTTGAAACATTAACAACATAATCTGTTATATTATGTAAAATATTCATTTCACTAAAACTAAGTTTTTGCGTTGAAAACCAAACGTTTTCTTGCACTCCCAAAGCTTCAGTAATTGCAAAAAGATTTGGACCCTCAATATCTAATGGATCTGTATGCATAATCAAAAGTGATTTTTTGTGTCCATATTTTTCTTGTAAATTATCCAAGTGTTTTTTAAATGATTCTATTACATCACCTGGCATTTTTCTGGTTGCGTTTCGATTGACCCATAACCCAATTTGCCAATCACTTTTATCTCCAAAGTGTTGTTCTCTTAATTTTTTAACTGTGTCTTTTGGAAGTGGCTTGTATATATCTTTTGGAAAACTATGAGGAATATAATTTGTTTTTTCTGGAAATTTAGGTTTTAACATTTCATATGTTTTATATGATAAACAATTTATTAAATCTGTACTTTCATACCACACTTCATTAAATTTTGGATATGGATCATTATCCCAAACGTGCCAGTAGGCTATTGGACAAACTTGATGTATTTCATCTTCCATTTCCCAAAGCCAAATAAATTGTCTTGGGTCGGTGAAAATAATAATTGCATCAGGCCTTTCTGTAATTAAAATTTGCCTTACCATTTCTTTGGTTCCAAAACCATCGACTGGTTTTATGATAAAATCCGAATTTACAGCAATCGTATCATAATTCTCATGCCTTATTGCACCACCTAGACAACGAAAAGTATACTTACCTGTTCTTAATAAACCTTCAATGAGCATTCTTGCCTGAATACCGACTCCAGATGTGCAAAGCGGATGGTCTGAAATAAAAAGTATCTTATGTTTCATAAATTTTCTCCAGAAATTTTCAAAAAATAATCTAGGTGTAAAAAAATTTTTTGTATAAAACAATTTTATATAATAATTTAAGTGGTTGTTTCAGTTTTTGCAGCAGCCATTTTAGTTACTTGATCTAAAATCCAAATGTAAGTTTTTTCCATTCCCTCTCTTAAAGTTTGCGTGGGTTCCCAATTAAGTTCTTTTCTTAATATAGTATTGTCAGAATTTCGTCCCATAACACCAACTGGACCTTCTACGTTTTTTATTGTCAAATTTTTGCCAGAAATATCGATAACCATTTTAGCGAGATCATTTATGGTAATCATTTCTTCAGAACCAATATTTACTGGTCCTGTAAATGTTCCATCCATTAATCTTCTTGTTCCTTCGATGCATTCATCGATATAAAGAAAAGATCGTGTTTGCGTTCCCGGTCCCCATATCTCAATTGTTCCACCATCTACAGCCTCTGCTACTTTTCTGCATATTGCAGCAGGAGCTTTTTCTCTACCGCCAGTCCAAGTCCCTTTTGGACCAAAAATATTATGATAACGAACAATTCTAACTTCAATACCATAATTTCTCATAAAAGACAAATATAATCTTTCACTAAATAACTTTTCCCAACCATATTCACTATCTGGTGCTGCTGGGTAAGCACTGCTCTCAGAGCATTTAGGATTGTTTGGATCTGTTTGATTATATGCAGGATAAATACATGCACTACTTGAATATAAAACTTTTTTTACTTTATGAGAAACGCATCTTTCAATTATGTTAAGATTTATAAGTGCAGAATTATGCATGACATTTGCATCGTTTTCACCAGTAAAAATATATCCTGCTCCGCCCATATCAGCTGCAAATTGATAAACTTCATCCCAATTCTTTTTGAAAATTTCATCGCAATTTTTTTGATCTCTTAAATCACACTGAAAGAAAATATCTGCGGTAGTTTTGTCAAACTCTGGAAATTTTAGGTCTGCCGCTCCAACAAAATGACCTTCAGATTTCAATCTATCGACCATATGTGAACCAATGAAACCACCACCACCACAAACTAATATTCTTTTTGATAATGTCATGTTATTTTCTCCTATTTTTTTATATATAATATAATAACTGAATTAAAAAATTATTTTAATATTGTTAAATTTAACATATTTTCACGAAATTTTTCTATATCAACATTCCAAAAATTACATTTTGAAGTTTTTATTCTTTCAAAACCAAGAGATCTAAGTTTTGATCCTAAAACAGAAGGTTTATAAACTGGAAATTTTTCTATTCCATTTGATTTAAAATATTCTTCTCTTGTCAATGTAATCATTTGCAAAGAAGAATTAGAACCTTTTGTTAATGAACTAAAAAAAGTTTCATCGAGAATTTGCAATTTTAATTTTAGTTCGTTTACATTATCTATTTTGTTTTTTTCAAGCCATTTAATGTATTTTAAATTTGTATTTTCGTATGAATTATTATATGAAGGATATTTCATAACTGATTCTACAATAAGGTTTAATTCTTCAATTTGAAAAGTTAGATAATTTTCGCATTTTTTTCTATAAAAACGTGATTTCTCTAACAATTCAATTTTATCAGCTCCATGTGCCCTATCGGAACATAGTAATCTAAAAATGGTGCGATTTCTTACTCCTTCTGGGATAAGAATTGATTTATTATCAATCATTTCTCTTATTTCTTTTATGCTATATTGATCCCATATTTTTAACAAATTAGACTTTTCTATTTTCTGCTTGATAATTTTTGTCTTGTGATTTTTTTTACATTCAAAATAGTTTCTATTTCCTCCGGTATATCTTGAATACAAAAAGAAGAATTTAAAAGAACCTCATATTTTTTACCAGAAATATGAGTGCTTGGAGGAATAACAACATAACCATTTGTTCCCCTAATATCAACATTATTCTCAATTAATGAAACTGAATTTTTTATTGGTTTTTTTGACCAAAACCAAAAATGATAACCGCTACCTGTTTTATAGCAAAACGTTTGTTTTGTTTTACTTAGTAAAAATTTTAATAAATTAGAATTTTCGTTATCTATATCAATAACTGTTAAATATTTTCCATTAAAACGATTAACCCTACCAGTAGCAGCAGCTAAATTTAATTTGTCCATTTTTTTTTCTATAAAACAACATCTTTTTTTATCAGTTGTTGCAACAATTTTCCAATTAATTTTAAAATAAGGATGTTTTCCAGGTTTCGCACAGTTTTCTACACCACATGTGCAACTTTTATCTTCTTTAATTCCATGCAATAAAAAAATTGGCACATCATTTGAAATAAAAAAATTAAAAAGTTCAGTATTACTTTTCATTACACAACATGAGAATAACAATGTTGCAATATTTGATAAAGTCTATATCAAATTTACAAAATTGTTACTGGTATTCCGTAATATTCAGAAAGGTATCTTAAAACACGAGTTCTTTCTGCTTTTGTTAAAATTCTGTTGTAAATTAACAAAGAAGCAAATTTCGAACCATCTGCCATTGGATAAATACCACTATTGCCAACGAATAAAATTGGTTGTGTTAGTGAATTAACTCCTGGATTTTGCAATGTTATTTCGACATTTGAATTTACATTACCTTTGGTAGAGCCCGCATTGTATTCACACCAACCAATACTAGGATTTGTTTTTACATTAAAATTTGCCAATGCAACATCAGAACTACCAGCAAAAACAACGAAATTATTACTTGTATTTTTCCTAAAAATTACCCTGTTTCCACTTGAAGAATCAATAAATGTTTCCCAATTATCAACTGAACCATTTCCAACTACAAAAATTGTAAATGGTTGATTTAAAGTAAACGATGAAGGTATATATGCTTGATTAGAATTTCCATTTGTAATTGCAACAAATTTTCCATTATATTGCGGATCAGAAGATTGTGTAAGTGTAAAAAGAACAAATGAGTTTGTTGCATGCCGTCCGTTACCGGATTTATCGTTAAATTGAGTAATGTTTGGACCAATCATAACAACATCATCCGCTTGCCACCAGGCTGCAAGTCCTGGTAAATCAGCTGGAGATTTTATATAGCGATTCATTATGTAATTCTCTATAATTTCTATTTCTTTTTGTTCTAAAGCTCTATCATAAATCATAATTTCCGTGAATTTTGTAGTAGAAGAAAAATTACCTGTACCAGAAGATCCAATGCCGAATTTTCTACCAGAAGAAACAGTTGTTGTAGATGCTAATTTGTTTGCGGTTGTAACAATACTACTATTTAGTTTACCCTCTAATGCTGGAGTTTGTGAATTTTTATAGGTTAAAATGGCTGTATTCCAAGAACCAGAATTAAATCCAATTAATTGATTTTTTGAAATTACAGTGCTAGTTCCATTACCCATATAAAAAGTAATACCTGGATTTGCATATTCCCAAGCGGAAAATCCAACATCAGAAGAATAAGCAAATTGCGTTCCAAATATTAGCGAACTATTATTTGTTGGAGCAGAAGCTATATAAATTAATGTCCAATCTGAACCATTATGTAAAAAATCAAAATCCCCATTTTGTCCTGCTAGTAAACATCTCCCAGATGAAGAATGACTAACCCCTTGCCAATATGGAAAATTTCCAATTCCACCGCTCAAAAAATAGTATGGCCGACGACTAGGATTGTTTTGGACGGCGTGTTTTCCGTTTCCAGATTTATCATTGATTTGAGAAACTGTTCCATTAGAATAAATTGCATCATCTGATCTTAACCATAATTTGAGCCCTGGAATTCCTTTTGGTGTGTTTTCTATTTGAAAATAACTTGAAACAGCAGAATGCATGTTAATACTCCTAATACTCTACAACCCATTCAGAACCAGCAGAACGATAAATTAAACTATGTCTAAAAGTATCTGTTATTGTCCATGAAGTAATACTACCACTACCAGCAATTCTTATTGTATCAGAACCAAATGGAACAATTACATAGTTATTCGAACCTGTAATTTTTTGAACTGTTATTATTCTTCCGCTTTCTCCTGGTGGTAGTGTTCCTGTAATCGCAGATGTTGTTGTATCAAAAAAAACCACTTCATCAGAATTGCCAAGATATATTGTTGTATTTGTCGTAAATTCTGGAATTTTTGCGCCGCCTTTATATTCTGTAACAGTTGATGTTGTTCCAATTGTTATAGGATAACCTTTCAAAATAGTTGGAAATATGTCTGTTCCAAAAGTGGTGGTTCCATCTGACTGTATAAATAAATGCGAATATGAACCCTTTAAAATATAAAACTGTCCATTAGAGGGAATTTGTAAAATCATACCTGATGAATAAACTACATCGTCTGTTCCGTATACCCAAGTACCTCCAACATTTTTCCAAATATTAAGCCAATCTGTATCACCTGAATTTCTAACAACTATTGAACTGTAATTCCAACCAATTGCCAATGCTGCATCTGATGGTATATCAGCATCTGTTCCAATGCGCAAAGGGACAACTCTATCTGAAAAAAAAGCTTTTCCAGAGCCAGAGGATATTAATGGTTGTCCAAATATGCCAACATCTGTAGCGGACCAAGCGCCAGAAGAATATGCCAATACCGCACCATTTGAAGCACTTGGTAGAGTTTCGCCACCGCTGGATGAAATTATAATTGAACCATTTGATTGTGTAAATATAGATGTGTTACCTTGACCAATTAAGTAAGGAGTTCCATCACTAAGACTTTGAAGAGAACCGGAAAGTCCAGAAAATACTATTAAATTACCGGAAATAACAGTTTCATTTAGTGTTGAAAGACCATCGATTGTCAACTCACTAGAGCCATATATTGGTCCATAAAAAGAAGCTGTTGCAAAACTATAAATATTTTGATTAAATATAGAATGTTGAAACTTAGATAATCCAAAAACATTTAAATCAGAATTAACAAATATATTATTATCAAATGAAGCATAACTGGAAACGTTTATTGAACCTGAAAATTTAACATCTCCACCAAAAACAACACCGCCATTTTCTGGCAAGCCAAGTGTATTTATTGCACCGGATACATACAAAAAAACATCACTGCCAATACTTGAAGTATTAAATTTAGAAATATCTATACCACCAGACAAATTTGTCGAGACATCAACAGGGTAAATCAAAATTTTAGCTTGAGTTCCTGTGGAACCAGAAGCTATTAGTTTATTAACTCTAATTTGATTAGAACGAAAATCTATACTCATTTTACTTCTTTATTATTTATTAATAAATATTATTCCTTCCCTTCTCTACTGGTAGTGTTCCATTTGTTTATAATGGTAACACATTTTTTATGATTTAACAACGATAAAATTTATTCTATTTATAATTTCACTTGAAATATTTCCAGTTGTTTCTGTTAATCCGTAAGAACTAGAATTTACAATAGCAACATTAGTGTCATCTGTAGAATTAAAATTGTATGGTGTAAACCAAGCTTTTGTTGGTATTCCACTTAAGCTTGTATAACTTGCAGTAAAATAACTTTGTCCAATAACATCAACATATCCTGCGACTGCTTCATATGTAAATGCTGATGAAAGAATATTTCTTTGAACAATTACCGGATA